TTAACAACACTTGGTCAGAAAGACCCAGTATCAGAGCATAATTCACAACTCTGGAACTCAGGTGTTGATTCCGATAAGGAAGTCGCAAGAAAACAGAAACGTAAGTTATCTTATTACAGTAACATTTATGTTGTTAAAGATCCTTCAAACCCAGCGAATGAAGGTAAAGTATTCTTGTTTAGATATGGAAAGAAAATCTTTGATAAGATAACTGCTGCAATGCAACCTGAGTTTGAAGATGAACAAGCAATCAACCCATTTGATTTTTGGGCTGGTGCAAACTTCAAACTTAAGATCAAAAAGGTTGCTGGATATTGGAACTATGACTCATCTGAGTTTGCTGCTCCTGCTCCACTTCTAGATGATGACGATGCAATGGAAGCAATCTGGAAACAGGAATACTCCGTTGCGGAACTTGTTGCTCCAGATCAGTTCAAATCATATGAAGATCTCAAGAAGAGACTTGATTATGTTCTTGGTCTAACTGCAGCACCGAAGAGACAAGATCCAGAAGTTGAAAATGAAGAAACTACTCGTGGTGAACTTGAAGATTTAAGTGAAGGTCGCACACCTGTTGACACCACACCATCCTCCGTCAATACAGACGAAGATGAAGAGGATGCATTAAGTTACTTTGCAAAATTAGCTGAGTCTTAATCATGAAAATCTTACTTGCATCATTGATCGCATTAACTCCAGTTTCAGTTCTTGCAAATGAATATCAAGCTGGGTATTCACATGAGAGAAAATGTTATCGAAGTGAATATAGAGAAGAGTATGTGCCAGGCACATCTTCTTCGCCAGGATATGTGAAGTCTTTTTCGGAAAATATTGAAGTTCCTTGTCAAACTAAACGTGCATATAAAAGAAAAACAACCATTGAATATGATAACAATGATTGTTCTGACGGAAAAATAGCTGGTGCATTACTAGGCGGTGGTGCTGGCGCTGCAATGTCCAGAGGTGATGGTCGTTGGTGGGCAATTCCGTTAGGTGCCGTGGTTGGAGGCACTATCGGTTGTGATCTAGACGGTGGCTAAAATCGCTTTTAAAATACAAAAAGACCCGAAAAAAAATTCGGGCCATTTTTTACGCCAGAGGTCGTTTTTACGACCTCTTTTTTTATGGGGAAATAAGTCTTGGATTTTCTGTTTTTTTCAAATTATCATCTATATATTGACTCGATTCTTGATAAGTCATGATATTGTTAAAGTCTTCTAAGAATGCAGTTAGATATCCTTCTCTTAAAATCTTAATATCTCTTTTTGCATCATTTAGATTAGTTTCATGTTCTAAAAATGTAACTTGTTTTATTTTAGATTCAGTTCTTAAAACACCATTATCAATAAATGTGATGGAGTGTCCAGATGGGACTTTTAAACCCTCTGGTTGTATCAATTGTCCTCTAGAGTTTCTTAAAACTTCAGTTTCATAATGATGAACGTTTGATAATTCTTGATCCGTGTATTTTTGGTTGATATAAGTTCCAAAGTCCTGACTTCCCATTGGCCATTCATCTCTAACATGAATAATATTATTCGTTGTTAAAATAACCCAGTCAAGTCCAGAATCCTGATAAAAAGAATATGCGAGTTGATCTGGTCTCTCATCACCTTGAATTGAGTATTTTGTAAAAGCTGTGGCTTCATCAAAAATATCATTACGAATAACTGCTCTTTTAAATATGTTTTTAACAGTTTGATAATCATATGCAGAGGTTCGATTATTTGCTAATGATGGATAATCGAGGTCTGGAAGTTGACGAAAATAACTATTTGGTGATCCTGAGTATGTCATATTAGTAACCTACATTGTCTCCTTTAAGTTCTCTTTGATCTATTTCATAGAGAGGTCTAAGTTCACTAAAGGTCATATCTATTTTAATTGCGACAGGTTGTGAATCATGATATGCAGACCAATATCCACTTGGAGCATAATCAACACTTAGATTTGTTAATGCAAGGCCGCCAGGATTAAATCTATTTACAGTTTTTAAAAAATCTTCGTCTCCTTTACCATTTTTGTATGCTAAAGTAAATATATCAGGAGCTGCTAAAAATGTTGTGTTTCTATATTTTACCGCCATACCCTCTTTTAAAAATTTGATTATTCTTCTAATTTCTTTACCTTCGTCTTCACTTCTTGCGATCATTTGAAACTGAAAAGGAAAACCACGAATACTAGGCCCTTGAAATATCATTTCCGCATTAGGATTCATAACTTTACCACCAGTTCTTGCTAAAAATTCATCGGTTTGAATATCGGTGCCAAACGTGGCATTTGCTGCATTTACTACAGTTTGTGTATAAGTTCCTTGGAAAGATTGCACACCCCTAGCAGCCGCATCAATCACCCTACTTACTGGATCAATCCTTAGGCCCCCACCAGCTTTCATTCTTGCAGCAGCCTCTTCACCTTTTTGTGCTGCACTTTTTCCTGTCAAAGTTCCACCCAAAGTCGCCACGTTTGCAGCTCCCATAGCCATTATTTCAGTCGCTGACATGTCACTTTGTCCCCAGTCGGTTTGAAGTGTATCTACAGGTTTGGGCATTGGAAGAAAAACACTTCCTTTTATCCTACTACCCACAACGCCATCGCCAGACATTCTGTGCATTCCAACCTGTCGTGATGGTTTACTTTGATTGATATCTGGTCTAACATAATTATATCTCGTAATTTTAAGATGATCTTGGTCAAGGGCAAGATCAAGTGGATATGCCATCACGTCACTTTTTCCTTTCCAAAATCTATCCCAAAAACCTGCATCATATCCACCAGTTTTCATTCCTTCAAAAGCGGGACTTTGAGGACTTGTGAATGCAAGTGGGTTTTTATTTAATGTATTATCCTCTAAAAATTGTTGATTATCAGATTTTTTCTTTTCCTGTTTAAAATATGCTTTTTGAGCTAATTTATCAAGAAAATTAGAACCCTTCATACTGTCCTGATACGCATCTTTATTCCCACCAAATTTATTAGTATTGTATGCATTTAATGCTTGGTCACTATCTTTTAAAGTATCGAATTCGTTACTAGATGGATCGACAGGTTTAAAATTACCATTTTCATCTTGTTTTTTAGCACCTATCAACTTCCCATCATCATCAAACTCGAAAGAGTATTTTGATGGTGGTGAACCTATTGAATATGGTTTACTTTTTTTAATTGCCATTAATTTGTGTTGTAAACTCGACTTCGTGGAACAGGCATTCCTCTCATGTCAACAAATCTTTCAGTCGGTAATTGTGCTACATCCGACCACTCAGTATTTGGAATACGATATGGTTCTCCTCTGACACCAGTATAAAGATATTTATGTAGAGTTCGGGGAGGAACTGCAACCGCACCTTGAGCAGAGTTATTTAGTAAGCTTATCGCTAATTCATCTCTTTGTGTCAATCGAACATAATGTAGATTACAACCTAAAAATCCACCTGTTCTCATTTCGATCACATATGTGAGTGGATACATGTCATAGTATGGTTGTTTTGTCTGTGCTGAATATGTAAAAAAATATAATTCGCCAGGTGAAAAGCCAGCGGTGTCTGCATAATCTGTTTCAAAGTTCGTATCTCCAAGTTCCTCAATAAGTTGACCACGAAACCAATCCTCACTTACTTGATCACTTACTTTATTCAATATGGTTTGCAGAATACTCATCGGATTCCTAATTCTTTTTCAGTCATAATTTTAAATTCTAATTTGCGATCATCACAGAATTCTCTTGCAGCTTTCCACTTTGCTTGATTTTTAGCGTATGTGACAGATTCATTAATCAGTGTTTTTCTTGATTTTCCTTTTGTCGCTTTTGGTTCAAGGGTTTCTCTCATCGGTTTCACTTCAATTACTGATCTACGAATATTACTGTCTTTATCTTTATATTTAATAAAAAAGTCAGGAAAATATCTACGAACACGATTCGTTGTTGGATCTAGATAAGGAATCCAGAATTCTTCAGATGCCCACTCAAGTATATTTTCATTCAAATCACAGTAATTCATAAATTTTCTTTCCCACAAAGACCTATAAATAATATTTTGGGGATCTCCTTTATACTTTTTAGGGTTAGAAGGTCTATATATCCCTTTATAGCTCATATATAGTAATAACAAGTTAAGCTTATTTATTGTGTCAGAAAATAATTTATTTCCCAGAAGAACAAATATATTTAAGGGTAGCGTATTAGACGTTAGAGATAGTGTCGCACGTCCATCTCTTGACACTCTTTATCAAGTTAGTTTTTCTTTTGGAAAATATCAAACTTGGTTGAAAGGAACTGCTTACAATGATAGAAAGAGAACTCAAGGTCAAGGTTTCCAGAACAAAATGTCTATATTATGCACAGAGGCAGAGATTCCAGGCACACGATTCGAGACAAGTAATGCAACTGGACATCATCAGGGTATTCAAGAGGCTTTTCCAAATCTTAGATCATTCCCACCTCTCAACCTTACTTTTTATTGTGATGCAGACATGATCATTTTGGAGGTTTTAGAAACATGGATGACATACATTAATCCAATTCAAACGAATCAAAGACAAACTAATGCGTATTCACGATTTAACTATCCAGATGATTATAAAGAAATCATTCATATTACTAAATTTGAAAGAGATAGTTTTTTAGATGGTGATAGAGAATATCAATCTAAAATGTCAAGTTATGAGTTTGTAAATGTTTGGCCAACTAATTTGACATCAATGAGAGTTGCCTATGGCACTCCAAATGTGTTAAAATGTAGTGTGGAGTTTACATATGACAGATTTTTCACAAGGTTTGATTATAATGATCCTAATCAAGCAGTCCTTAATAAGGGTTTTGTAAATTCAAATTAAGTAAAACCTCTCTATATAAATTACTGAACATAGTATTATGCCATTACCAACCATTGAAACTCCTACATATGAGTTAAAAGTTCCTTCTTCAGGTAAAAAAATCAAATATAGACCATTTCTCGTTAAGGAAGAGAAGATTTTAATTATAGCTCTTGAGTCAAAAGATCAAAATGAAATTACAAATGCTGTTAAAGATGTGTTGAAAAAATGCATTTTGACAAGAGGTGTTAAAGTTGATGATTTTCCAACATTTGACATTGAATATATCTTTTTAAACATTCGTGCGAAATCAATCGGTGAAGATATAAAAATGACAGTTACATGTCCTGATGATGGAGAAACACAAGTTCCTGTTACAGTATATGTGGATGAAATTAAAGTTATAAGACCAGAAGGTCATGAAACTGATATTGTTATTGATGATAAACTCACTCTTCGGATGAAATACCCATCATTAAATCAATTTGTTGAAAATAATTTTGAAGTTGATGATGATCCAAAAACTCTTGTCAATAAAACTTTTAAGGTTGTTGCTGATTGTATAGATACTGTTTTTACAGAGGAAGATGCATGGGAAGCCAAAGATTATTCATCAGATGAGAGAGTTAAGTTTGTTGAACAATTAAATTCAAAACAATATAAAAAAGTTGAAAAGTTTTTTGCAACGATGCCTAAACTATCTCACACGATTGAGGTTATAAATCCAAACACAAAAGAAAAGAATAGTATTGTTCTGGAGGGTCTAGCCGATTTTTTCGGCTAAGTATTGCACGAGAGGATCTTGAATCTTATTACCGTATCAATTTCGCTCTTATGCAATACCATAAATATAGCTTGACGGAACTAGAAAATATGATACCTTGGGAGAGAGATATTTATGTTGCTCTTCTCCAAGAACATATTGAAAAAGAAAATCTAAAGAGACAACAAGCAGAAGGTGTCCAAAAGTATGGAAGATGAAGAGTTAGAACAACCTAAAAATAAAATTACATTGAGTAATTTTTTTGAGTCAATTCAATCAATTGACGAGTTGGCTAATAATGCTCTATCAATCACAAACTCTAATTCAAATCTTATTCAAGAACAAAAATCATTTATTGACGCTCTTTCTTTGTCAATTGAAGCTTTAAGAGGAGATATTCAAGAAGTTAATAACTATATAACAATTCAAAAAAACGAAGCTAGTGATAAACTTGTAGAAACTCAAGACGATAAACAAAAACAAATGATATCAGAAAGACTTCAAGGTCTTCAAGGTGAAAAGGGTGAGAAAGGTGAGAAAGGTGAAAAAAGTGCGGCAGCTCCTAGTGAGTCTGCAAGACTTAAATCTGAACAACAAGAAAAAAAACAATTAGAAGAATTTGTTAATGAAGTTATAGATAAAAGAGAAGAGAAAAAAGAAAATGAAAGAAAAGATGAACTTAAGGAGAAAGAGGATGCTGAACAGAAGAAAGAACGATCAGAGAAACTTGAAAGTAAAAGTGAAGGTGGTATAAAAGCAACAGTAACTAACTCACTTGGAATTGGTGGAGGTGGAGGTGGGTCAACAGGTGGCAAAGGTGGTGATAAGAAACAAGGATTGTTCAGTCTTCTAAAAAATCCACTTGTTCTTGGAGCTCTGGGTATTGGTGGTATTGCATCTCTTTTTCAGTTACCAAAAATGTTGATGGGAATGGGTGGCGCAGCATTAGGTGGTGGCCGTGGTGTTACTGGCGCTGTTGGTGGTGTTGCTGATGCATTAACTGGTGGTTTGTTTGACTTTGATGGTCGAAGTGGTGGTGGTGCTTTAAAGAAAATGGGCAAAGGTTTAAAGAATATGTTTAGTGGTAAAAAGAAAGAAGAAAATGTGAAGGCTGAGGTAGATAATTTAGAAAGTAGAGTTGATGCATTAGAGAGTGGTGATCCATCATCAAAGGATAGTGGGAAAATTGTTACAACGAAGAAATTAAAAACTCGTTTTGATCGGGATACAGGTAAAGCTTATGTTAACGGTCAAGAAGTTGATGTTCAAAAATATGCTGAGTTTAAACGTTTATCTCCAAGAGAACAATTAAATCAAGGATTAGACTTTTTTAATGAAGATCCAATTAGTCCTACAGAAGGCATGAATGAAAAGGGATTAAAACCAGAGAAGAAAGAAAATAAATTGATGGACTTTGTTAAAAAAGGTGGCGTAGCTGGTTTCTTGGGCAGAAAACTATTTGGTAAAAAAGACGAAGAAAAAAACGAAGATGAAGACTTTACATCTAAGAAGATTACAACAAAGAAGCTAAATACTCGTTTTGATCAGGATACAGGCAAAGCTTATGTTAACGGTCAAGAAGTTGATGTTCAAAAATACGCTGAGTTTAAAAATTTACCTCCAGAAGAACAATTAGCTCGAGGACTAGACTTTTTTAAAGAAGATAATAAAGCTGAAGAAATCAAACCAGAGAAGAAAGAAAAAAGAGGAATAAAAGGAATTATTGGAGGAGTTGCAGATTCTTTGACAGGTGGTTTCTTTGACTTTGATAAGAGAGGCGACACTAAACTTCAAGAATTTCAACAAGGAACTGCTGATACTTTGACAGGTGGTTTCTTTGACTTTGATAAAAAGGGTAATACTAAATTTCAAGATTTTCAACAAGGAACTGCTGATACTCTTACAGGTGGTGTATTTGATTTTGATAAGAAGGGT